TTCTATAAATGTCCCATCCATCAAATCCGCCACATACCCCAAAAGTAAATTTACGTGATGCAACAGTATCAAGCTCTCCTTTAGACGTTCCTTCTAAATCATATGGAGTACAGTCATATTCATATCCTGTAATTGTATTACCGGTTATTCCTGCGGCATTTACTGATAAGTGAAATCCGGTAGATGTTGTGCTGGCTGCTATTCCTTTATATTTAAATAAATCAGAATCAAATCCCATTTGTGAAGATAGTCCCAGAGAAACTTTTTTAACTTTATCTGTAGGTACATCATCTGGTACACCATTAGTATACGTAACAATGTCACCAGCCGTATAATATTGAGTTTTATACATAACATTACCCAATACTGATTGAGCAACCTCATCGGCGACAAATCCTTTAAATCCTGCAGGAACTGCATCTAATGGATGTTCCTCATTCATTGCCAGCATAATGTATTTTGATTTCAATTCATATTTGGTGTCAGACGTTCCGATTTTTAATGCTACATATCCTGGTAATTCAGAATTCATTGTACATCTCGAATATTTTTCAAGAACAACCATATTATCATCTGTATCATTAAAATCACGAACCATTACGTCAAATTCGCCAGTTTCGAGATCTATATTTAATATTGTAATTTTAACTTGATAGTTTGCCGAATCTCCATCTGGAATTGTTAAAACTTGGAATAATTCATCAACTTTTCCTCCTCTAACTTCTGAAACAACCATTGGAGACGCCGGTGTATCCCATCCAGTTATAAAATCATCGCCAACCGTATGATATCCAGTGGTTAAGTTTAATCCTCTAATTAATCCACGATCATTAAGAGCATTAACTAAATTTGGATATATTTCATAAACATATAATGGATAATCAGAATAATTTTTATCATAAACATCCACTCCTAATACTTTTGATATATAATGTGTTGATGTTTTATCTAGTGAACATGTAAATGTTTTTACTGTTCCACCATCCGTACTAATGGCTGCTGTAAAATCTCCTAACGGATCAGATTCAATAGTACTGGATGATATCGTAAGCCCATTAGAAAGAGTTACTTCTAATGCTAATGTGGAAACTGTTGAATAATGTCCTCTTGATCTTAAAGCCGCTACCGTCAAGTCATCATAATTATTAGCAGTTGCAGTTGTATAATTAAATTGTGTTACAGTAAAATATGTGCCGCCCTCGTAATATTCAAAAAGATAAGAATACAAACCATCTATAACACCATTTGTTTCATGGAAGAAATTATTCATCCATGTATATCCTACAGCATCGCCAATTGGTCCAACGATTTCATCGCCAGTTAAACTCGATTTTGCGTCGTCAGAAACTAATCCAATTGTAAACCATTCACCATCTGCATATGGGGCATGTGTTACTATAAAATCAGTTACGCTTTCTCCAGTTGTTGCGGTTTTCCCTGATAAATCAGCAAAGAATGTACTACCCGTTATGCCATTCACCGTTGGATATAGTGTATCCACTTGTGCAGTAGATGGTACGACGTTAGTATTATAAGTAATACCACCCAACGTTTTAATAGTATATGTTGCCACTGGCTTATATCCCGTTAAACCAAGTATTCTTGTTACGAATAATTGATTTGATTCTTGTAAATAAGCTTTAGCCACATAAGGAAGCTCATATTTTGGATTTTTATCTATACTGCCGTCTTTTTCTGGTGACGTTGCTCCAAAATATGTTTTAAATTCATCGAAATTTGTTATTAATATAGGTTCAAAGGCTGGACCTTTAAGCGTTTCGCCAACCAATCCTAATGTAGTCACGCCGACACTTTGTGCTACAAATGTTAAATCTTTCTCAGAAGTATATACTCCTGGAGAAACGAATACTCTGTTTGATGTTCCCATTGATTATTTTTTATAGTGTTTATTATTAGTATTATTTATCATAAATATCTTTGTTTTTACCAAAGATTTGTGAATAAAAAAAATCGTAGATAGTATTTTATCCTTTTTTCCTATTATTTATCTTTAAATATGAAAAGCAAGAGTAAAAATATCAAGATCAGCGAGAAGCATCATGAGATTCTTAAATCCTATTGTGATAAAAACGGATTAAAAATGTATAGAGTTGTAGAAAAATGGATTGATGAGATCAACAAATCAAAAATTAATAAGAAAGATATATACGGAGAAACATAAATTATCTTAGATACGCGATAATAATTGAATCATCGTATATTAATTGATGCTGCGAATCTATTAATGTTACAATACTACCGCTAAATGTATATCCAATATCTTCTTCCTGAACAAGGCCATTAGCCGTAACATAAATCATACTTACAATTATATCTCCAACATCAAATGTTAAATCGGACCCGTTATATGTAAAGTTTTTATTTTCAAAGAATAAAAGATTACCATATGCATCCTGAAATACGTTACTTCTGCCTGCATAGTATGATATCATTATTTTTGATCCAGAGGTCGGAGCATTAACTAATGTAACTCTTGACGTCTGACCAAGCCAAAAATAATCAATATTCGGCCTTTGTACCAATCCATTAACCGATACTAAAAATAATTGAGTAATTTTTTCTCCCACACTAAATACCGTCTGAGTACCATCAGCACTAATCACAACAGTTTTAATATCAATAGACGTGTTGATAAATTTCTTTTGGAAATTTTTTATAGCCATAAATTCATTTAGCAATAATAACCTGCTTATTGCTGGCTTAACTTCAAATTCATCTGAGTCAATTAAAAACCCCAACATGGTAAATTCATATGTTTGTAAATAAAATCTACGATTTTCTAAAGTTTCAATTGGTGAATTATCGCTAACTCTATCTAAAACAATTGGAATATAATGTCCTTTTACGGTGGTATATGCTTGTATAGATGAAAATTTTTGTAAAACTACCTTATTAAATCGATTTAAATCTCTAAATTTATGACAAACTATTATAACTTCAAATCCAATATCAATAGCAACGGGCTGTGGCATTTTATAAATATCAGCCCCCATTTGTGTTCCATTCCATGTTGCAACTGAAGCATAAAAGAAAGTTCTTCTATCGGGAATGGTTTTTTGAATAACAGGATTTGTTCCTGGCTGTACATCTGGTTTTCTTATAACAGCAATAAACGGAACTTTTATATTTCCATCTTCATCAGCAAACGCCCAATTACTGGAAATTTCACTCCATCTTTGTATGGTTAAAATTTTTGGTATAATTGGAATTTGAACACCATCAGAAATGACCTTTAGATTCGATTTAACGAACTCTAACATTCCCATATCCAAATCATCATGCAAGACAGAATCGGGCATGTACGTGTCAGATTTCGTTATTCTTTCTAATAATTCTTGCCTTCTTGCTAAATTTTCTTTAGATGATGGTTCAGTTCCGGCATCTCGATAAACGGATATGTTATTTTTTCTAGGATATGTCATTTAAATTCCTTTAAATTCGTTTTCTTGCGTCGGTACGCAAATTATTGTTCTATAAGATGGTTTATATCCAAAATGATGATGTTTACTATCTGCAGTAACTTTACCATCGTTTACAACAGTATAATATCTTACTCTCTTTTCACTATCAGGATAACCAATATAGTCGCCAAATCTTATATCAACCTTTAAATCATCCAGATGTTTTATATAAACAGATAATATCATATTACCAGGCTCAAGGAATCTTAAAAGACCTGTTTTATATGCTTTATTTTCTGCTTCAACAACTTTTATTAATCCATTAAACTCAATTGGGGGTAAATATTTAATTTCATCTCTTCCAACTTCTCCATATACATCATCAATACTGGTTTTAGTTCTATCAACTCGATATAGAACAAGTGTCATATTCAAATCGCCATGTAGATATTCCATCCCCATCGCCATATGTAAAAAAAAAAATCATCCTCAGAGAAGAACTTGCTTAGCCTTGTGATCGGCAGTCTATTTTCCATTTCTTTTTAAAATTTTATATATAATTTTATTACTACATCCATATATTTTTCCAATCTCAACTAAATTCATACCACAATTTTTATATGAAATAATATCGTTGATATTCAAGTTATATTTATTTGATTTCGGTTTTTTTATGTTATATTCTCTCAATTTATTTATTATTGTACCATTACAACAATTATATATTACAGCAATATTATGAATACTCATGTTTTTTATTATATATAAATCAAACAAATCGTTTTTATTAATTTTGTATTTAAAGTTAGGATTATTTTCTCTTTTATATGTTCCTTCTCGAATGTGTTTTTCGCTTCTTTTTTTTAAGGTTTCTTTAGATAGTGATTTTCCATACATTGGATTATTAACACCAGAATTATTTTTACTCATTAATTTTTTCGTAAATTCCGAATGTTTTCGGCCAGTCATTATTAATGAATGTTCTTTTTTACGTTCCGGATTTAACCATAATTTTTTCTGTTTATCACTTATTAGTTTTTTTGAATATTCAGAATGTTTATGGCCTAACGAATTTTTATTTCCTCTCATTTTTTCTCTCATATTGTTAAGCCAATTTTCATCTGACCATAATTCTTTTAACAATTCTCTTCTTTTTTCTTTTTGTTCATCGGTTCTCCTTAATCCTTTATGATGAAGAGATATTTTTTTTCTCGATTCTTCGCTATGTGTTTTACCAAACATTGAGTTAATATCTCCACCATCAGAAATATTATAAATATCGTGGCCAATATCTCTATATTTTTTTATTTCAAATATTTCAGCATCTAACAATTCTCTATAGCTTTTATACTCACATATTAATTTAATAATAGGAATTTTATTGTCCCTTTTTAAATACCTAAACCATAATGATATTTTTCCATTTGTTGGTTTTCTTAAATGAAAATTAAGTCTGGATCGAAGAGTACCTGTAGTAATTCCAATGTATTTTAATTCATTAGTATATGGACAATATAATCCATATAAATAAAAATTATGTTTTTGGAATTCGGATAGTCGTCTCATTATCGATAGTACAATATAATATAAATACTTTAATTTTTCAATCTAATTATCTATATTAAGTTATAAATTATATATGGAGACAAAGATTCCTGAAATTGAGGCGCGAAACATTCTAGAAACATATGAAGGTGCTAACAATCAGTTGATAGAATGGAGAACAAGATTTTTAAACAGTAAAAGTTTCAAATTAACGCGCCCACAAGCTGATTATGTGTTAAGATACAATCAAATAACTCCAAAAGTCACCAGAAAATATATTAATATTACAAAATCATTTGGAGAAAAGCTACAAGATGATAAAATACTTCCAAAATCCGTTGAAAAAATATGGTGCGAGAAATTATTATGTAAAACAGACAAAGCGTATCATATTTGGGGTAAGTTTTTTGATTCTGAACAAAATCATGGCATATGGTTACCCAAAGGGGCCGTTGTTCCATCTGAGAAGAAATTAAATCGGATCATTGATTATTCAAAATATGATGTTCGTCCACCGCTGGAACATCAAAAAGTAGCAATTGAAAAACTTTTAGCTAATGATAGATTTATTTTAGCTGACGAGATGGGATTGATGAAAAGCTCGACCTCAATAATATCGGCATTAGAAAGTGGCGCAAAAAAAATATTAATAGTTTGTCCCGCATCGCTTAAAATAAATTGGCAAAAAGAAATAAAAATATATACCGACAGAAAAATATTAATTGTAGAAGGTCGTAAATGGGGATCAACTTTTGATTTTTATATAATAAATTATGATATATTAAAAAATTACCACACGACTGAGAAAAGTGAAGATAGTGATGATTATAAATTAATTATAAATGAAGGATTTGATATAGCAATCATAGATGAGGCCCATTTTTTGAGTAATGCTACAAGTAACAGATCCAAATTATTAAATGATATTCTTGAAAAAATACCTAAAGTTTGGTTATTAACTGGAACTCCAATGACTAATAGGCCAATTAACTATTTTAATCTTTTAAAAATTGTTCATTCGCCAGTCGCCTCAAATTGGCAACATTATGTTAAAAGATACTGTAAGGGGTTTAGATTTAAATCTAGTGGCAGGACAATATGGAACACAAGCGGTCATAGTAATTTGGATGAATTAAGAGAAATGACAAAAAACATTGTACTACGAAGAATGAAGTCAGATATTCTTGATTTACCCGAAAAAATTGTAACTCCAATATTTTTAGAATTGAAAAGTACATATTACAACGAGGAACTTGAAGAATTTATGAGAATTACGGAAGAAAATAAACATCGAACAACGCTTAACATTAATACTCAAGAAGAAGAACCTGATAGAGAGAATCTTATTGCTGTTTTAGGCCGTCTTATGAAAGTCAGACAGGTTCTTGCTTTTGAAAAAATACCATATACTTGTGAATTAATCGATAAAGCTCTTGATCAAGATAAAAAAGTTCTTGTCTTTACGAATTTCACAATGACATTAGATATGCTACACGAAAAATATAAGAAAAATTCTGTGGTTTTAGATGGTAGAATGACCGCAAATCAAAAAGAAGCAAGCAAAGAGAAATTTCAGAATGATCCGAAGATAAAAGTATTCTTTTTGAATATTATTGCTGGTGGCGTCGGTCATAATTTAACAGCCGCTGAAGTTGTTATTATGAATGATTTGTCGTTTGTTCCCGCACATCACGCGCAAAGCGAAGATCGGGCGCACCGTCCAAATCAGGAAAATAATGTTACAATATATTATCCAATATTCGAAAACACTATCGAACAGATAATTTATAATATTTTACAAAGTAAAAAGAATGTTATTGATCAAGTAATGGGCGATGGGGAATATTCCGAATCCTTCGCTAAAGAACTTATGAAGGCGTTGATCTGAGTTTCGTCATAAATTTAGTAACTTTATTCAAAAAATCATTATCCTCAATATCGCCAAGGACAACGTGAATAACAGTCTCACCATCCTTTTTCATTTTTCTGATACTATTTTTTACCGTATCTTCTTTTATTTCAAGTTCGAGCTCGACATGCCTTTCAAAGCAATATCGATTTAGTTCCAATAAAAGATCTGTTAATTCATCGTTCACATTTCCCATAATTATTCCAATTATAAAGTATTTATATTATAAAGTAAATATGGCAACAACTGTAATAAACGGGGAAGATAGAGAAAAACTATACACTCAGGTTTTACATCTTTTAGGATTACCTGTTCGTGGAATTGAATTAACAGAGGAACAGATGGACACATATTTGGAATTGTCAATATCTGAATATGAACAATATGTGCAAGATTGGTTAATAGAATCACAATGGTCGGCATTAGCCGGACTTGATGTGGATAATCAATCACTAGCACGAGCATTTACAACAAGAAGTTTAGATTATCAAACCCAATACACATATGCATATTCAAAAATTGTTGGATTACAAGCTGGCGGTGATTATGAGTTAAAAAAAGATTTTTTTACATTAGTTAAAGGGCAGCAAATATATGTTGTTCCTGCAGGTCGTGAAATTAACGAATTATTATGGTTTAAAAGAGCAGAATTAACCGATTCAATTATCGATCCATTTTTGGGTGGTTTTGGTGGTCTTGGCGGGGTTGGATTTGGTGGTGTCGGGGGATTTGCCCAAGTCGGAACATCCGGATCATATTTCATGTTGCCAGCATTTGATCTTTTATTAAGAATGCAAGACAGAAACATAAAAAACAGATTGATTGGTGGTGATATAACATATAGAATTACTGCAGGTCCTAACGGAACAAAATTAGTTCATCTTTATAATGTGCCGGGTGGTAAATTCGACTTTGGAGCCTTAATAGGTAGTAATCACCAGGTTTGGTATTGGTATTACGAAACAACAGACAGAGATGATTGTCTTTTAAAAAATAAAGATATAATTAAACTACCATCTGATGTTGAAACTGAAAGCCTTACGTGGAGTATTTTAAATAAACCAGCGCAAAACTGGGTCAGAAAATATTTTGTTGCATATTCCAAAGAAGGACTAGCCCGAATATGGGGTAAATTTTCTGGAGAATTACAAGTTCCAGATAGTGCAATTAAATTAGATTATCAATCTTTGCTTACAGAAGCAAGAGATGAAAAATTAAAATTAATTGAAGAACTTATGCAAAGGCTAGAAAGATTACGTCCCGATAAAATGCTTGAAAGAAAAGCGAATGAAGCTGAAAGTTTAAATAAAAGTCTCAAATATCGCGCGATGCCAGCCCCAATTACTGTAATTTAATTTTTTTATTTGATTTTTTTTGTTTATATTTATTGATAATTAAGGCAAACTACGGATTTCCGTAAGATAATGTGTCAAATTAAAATATATAAACATGAAGGAAACAATTTCACAGAAGGTTATCGAAGACTTTCTTAACGGGGAAGATCCCGAGCAGTATATCGTAGGTGTTGAATATGATTACAAAAGCAATACAATTTACAAAATTATTCAAGATCCCGAAAAAGGAAAAATTGTAAAACAAGATACAATTGTGCCCTTTTTATGGGTTGGTGATTTATCAGGACTAAATTTTTATCAGAATTCCAAAGCTCTTCAGAAAAAGAAAATGGGAGAACATGGTATTCTGATTGAACCCCTCGATACTTATGACGATCCGCGACTTAATAATGGACTTCGTTATTTGGTTAAATCTCTTAAAGGATACACCGAACTTCTAAATTTCTTTAAACAAGGCGGTATCGATCCATGGGGTGAAAAATATAAACAACATTTTCAGATATTAAATCCCGCAGAACAATATCTTGTACAGAAGAAAAAAAGGTTATTTAAAGGTATTGATGAATATGAAGACGTCAATAGGCTTGTATTTGATATTGAAACAACAGGATTAAATCCCGAAACAGATAGAATAATTATGATAGGGGTTAAAAATAATCGTGGACTACAGCATTCCATCGATGCTTTTGGTGAAAATGGAGAACAAAGATGTATTAGAGAATTTTTTGATTTTATTAGAGAATTAAAACCCACAATTATTAGTGGTTATAACTCAGCATCCTTCGACTTTCCATTTATAATGAAAAGAATCGAAATTCTGAAGATGGATGTCATTAAATTAACACAAATTTTGTCTCATACCGGAATTAAATTAAAAGAAGGTATATTAAAACTTGCAAACGAGATCGAGCCATACAATCAATATGTTATTTGGGGATTTAATATCATAGATATTTCACATTCTGTCCGTAGAGCTCAGGCAATTAATTCAGAAATAAAGAGCTGGGGACTAAAATATATCACCAAGTATCTGGAAAAAGAAAAACCAAATCGAATTTATGTTGATGGAGCACATATTTCCAAAATTTATTTAGGTGTCGATAGTTATTATGTAAATCCAAAGACCGGTGGATGGAGAAAAATCGGAGATCCGGGCACAGATGGCCTTTTAGAAAAATATCCAGGAAAATATGAAATTTGGCCAGGAAGAAAACTTATCGAACAATATCTCGATGATGATTTATATGAAACAATGATAGTTGACGACTCATTTAGTCAGGCAACATTCTTATTATCAAAATTAGTACCAACCACATATGAGAGAATCGCCACAATGGGTACTGCAACTCTATGGAAATTAATTATGTTGGCGTGGTCATATCAAAATAATCTCGCAATTCCTGAAAAAGATGAAAAAAGAGATTTTGTTGGTGGATTATCTCGATTATTATGTGTTGGATATTCAAAAGGTATTGTAAAATTTGACTTTGCCTCTCTTTATCCGTCTATTGACCTTGTATATGATATATTTCCCGATTGTGATGTGCTAGAAGCTCAAAAAGCAATGTTAAGATATTTTCGTAATATCCGTATTGGATATAAAAGACTTAAAGAACAATATGAAAAAACTGATCTTGAGTTATCTGAAAAATACGATAGAAAACAATTACCTCTTAAAATATTTATCAACGCGTTTTTTGGATCTTTATCGGCGCCTAAAGTTTTCCATTGGGGAGATATGAATCTAGGTGAAATGACAACTTGTATCGGAAGACAAATTCTTCGTATGATGATTATGTTTTATCTAAAAAAAGGGTATAAACCTCTCACACTAGACACTGATGGCGTTTGTTTTTCAACGCCAGATGATATTGATGGTCATGTTTATATTGGTAAAGGATTAAATGAATCGGTTGAGAAAGGTAAAGAATATGTTGGCATTCATGCTGATACGGCGGAATTTAACGATATATTCATGAGGAAAGAAATGGGATTGGATGTTGATTATACCGCATTGTCAATGATTAACGTATCAAAAAAGAATTATATATTGAAGATGATCAAAAAAGGAAAAGTAAAAATAAAAGTAACAGGAAATACTCTCAAATCCAAAAAACTATCACAATATGTTGTCGAATTTCTAGATGAAGGATTTAAATATCTGTTAGACGGCGACGGGGTATCATTTATTAATCTTTATTATGACTATATTGAAAAATTATACAATCATCAAATTCCATTGGTAAAAATAGCCAATAAATCTCGCGTTAAACAGAGTGTTGAAGATTATAAAAAATATATAAAGAAAAAAAACAAAGGTGGAGCATTAATGGCTCGTCAGGCACATATGGAACTTATATTGGAGGATGGATATCCAGCATCACTAGGCGAAACGATATATTATGTTAATAACGGAACTAAAAAATCTGACGGCGATGTTCAAAAAATAACAAAATATGTCGATAAATGGACAAAGAAACAATTAGTCGAATATC